CATGGCCGACAACCTGGGCATGGCCCTTGCTTCTTTCTAACTTATGCCCCGCATCGTAACCGACATTGACGGCACCCTTATCGACAAGGACGGCCAGACCATGACCCCCGTGGTGGACTACATCAAGGCCGAGGCCGAGGAGGTCGTGGTCCTGACAAACCGCCCCGAGTCTGCCCGGGAGGAGACCGTGGCCGACCTAAAGGCGACCGGTCTGGAATACGCCGAGCTGATCATGAACAAGGACGGCACCCCCGCGCCTGAGTTCAAGGCCGCCACCGTGAAGGCCATGCTAGACGCTGGCATCGAGGTGGACGAGTTCATCGACAACGACGCGGCCAACCGTGACGCGGTCGAGGCCCTAGGCGTTGATGTTTGCGACCCAGCCGAGATCATGGCCGGCGAAGAAGACGTCGAGGAAGAGACCATGGAAGAGGCCGCTGCCTTTGACCAGTCCGCCAAGATTAAGAACGCTATGAGCAAACTGACCCCCGAGGCTGAGTTGACCGACCTGCGCACCGTTGCCCTGGCCCTCACGGCTGAGCGCGACGACCTCCGCGCCACCGTTGAGAAGCTGACCGTTGGCGCCGCCGACGAGCTTGCGTCTGCCAAGGCTGACATCTCGGCCAAGGACTCCCGCATCGCTGAGCTCACCGCCGAGCTCGACCAGTTCAAGGCTGTCGCTGACGCGGCCAACGCCAAGGTCGAGGCCGTCGAGAAGACCGCTGTGTCCGCCGCCAAGCAGGCCGCCGACATCGTGGCTTCCACGGGTATCGACCCGGTGGCCGTCAACCCCACTGCCCCGATTGTCTCCAAGGAGGCCGTCGACCACGTTGCCACCTTCCTTGCCCTGCCCGTTGGCACCAAGGAGCGCACCGACTACTGGAAGGCCAATCAGCACCAGATCGTGCGCGGCCTGTCCTTCTAAACCTTTTCCCTAACTACTACTAACTCACACACATGGCTAACTCCATCACCGCCGCACCGGCTGTCCTGGCTCAGGGCGTTATCAGCTCCCTGGCTAACAAGCTCCCGGTCCTCTCCGGCATCTCCACCGTCTTCTCCGCGCGCCCCGGCACTCAGGGCATGAGCATCCAGGTTCCCCTCATCGGTACCTCGACCGCCACGGCCTTTGGCTCGGGTGGTTACCTCACGCAAGATGACGCGACGATCACCGCGTCCACGGTCTCCCTCTCCCACTACAAGGTCTCGAGCCGGTTCACGCCCTCGAACCTCAAGGAGTACGGCCCGCAGTTCTTCATCAATAACTTCGTGAACACGGCCTCCATCGCCCTCGCCCAGAAGGTCATGGACGTCATCAACACGCAGGTGACCAACGCCAACTACTCGGCCTCCACCGTCTCCGGCGCTGCCCTCAGCTACGCCGAGCTTGTGGCCGTCCAGAAGACCCTCGACGACGCCAAGGCCCCGACGCCGCGTTACGCCGTCCTGAACAGCACGTACATCTCCGACCTCCGCCAAGACACCCAGATCGTTGGCAACAACGTCCTCGGTGCGCAGATCATCCGCGACGGTGACCTCGGCGTCATCGCTGGTGCCCGCGTCTATCAGTTCGCTAACCTCGCTGCTAACTCCGAGTCGCTCGCAGGCTGGGTCGCTGGTCCGGACGCCATCGCGTTTGCCTCGGCGCTGCCTGAGACCGACATCCCGGGCTGGGAAGTGGCCAACGCCACCGACGAGACCACCGGTCTCTCCGTCCAGGTCATCATGGGCCAGGAGCAGTCCGGCTACATGAACGTCACCGCCACGCTGCTCTTCGGTGCTGCTGTCGGTCGCTCTACCTCGCTGGTCCGCCTGAAGACCGCCTAAGCCTAACTGGCTTAGCAAACACTGGGGCTCCTTACGGGGCCCCTTTTTTTTGACCTAGTGCCCAAGGTTAAGACATGAGCCTCTACGCTGACGGCACTTTCCTCGACGACGCCAAGCTGATGGTCGACGACTTCGGCGTGTCAGGATCGTGCAACGCCGGGGCCATCACCTTCCAGTGCCTCATCTCGGACCCGATGGTCAGCCAATCCTTCCAAGAGGGGGGCTTTGTAGACCGGACCCAGCACACGGTCCGCATCCCCGCTGCAACGGCCTCCTGGAGCCTCCCAGACGGGTCAAATGGGGCATCGGCGGCCATCGTCGTGAGTCAGGAGCCTATTGCCTCCCTAGGGATTGGCAAACTTATTGACGTGGATGGTAAGAGCCTGCGCATCATCGCCCAGACCCACAAGCGCCCGAGCGCCTGGGTGACCCTGCAAGTCATCCTGCTTAACCAGTGAGCGCCACGCTCAAGTTCGACCCCAAGAGTCTGGCCGAGTTTAACAAGGCTATGACCGAGTACGCGTTTAACTGTCACGAGACCATCCGCGACATCGCTCTAAAAAACGCCGCCCTGATTTGCCGGGAGTCTATGATGCTTACTCCGCCTATGGGCGCCGGCGGAAAGGGAGGCCTGACGGTCTCGGGCGAGAAGGCTGGCAAGCGGGCCATCTCTGCGGACGTGCGCAAGATCTACGTGGCGGCCGACAATCGCAAGGGCATCGCCCCGCTGATCCTGCTGACCACCAAGCTGGCCTACGCGACAAAGGCGGGCAACCCCTCAGAGTTCCGAAACCTGCTCGACGGTGCCGGCCGCACGGCGCTCAAGCGCGGCACCCGTATCCTGCAGGCTATCGCCAACGACTACGACGACGACCGGGCTTTCCGTAAGGCTAAAAACTATTTTAACCGGTCGCAGTTCCGGACCAACGAGTACGGCCTCGGCTTCCAGCGTAATCTGGAGCCCTTGCATAAGACCCTTCTGACCAAGGCAGGTGGCCGCTTTAAAAAGAATGGCCGACCCTTTGAGCCCCTGACTAACTGGCGCAACAAGGTTCTGGTCGAGACGGACGCCGAGATCCAGGCCTACATTGACACCCGCACCCCTATGGTCGGGAAGCTCAAGTCTGGCTGGTTTAAGGTTCTGATGACCCTGCCCAAGCCATCGAGCCGCGAGAACAAAAGCAACTTCGGCACCTCGGGCATCGGCAACTACATCAAGGCCCACGCCGGCACGGCGGGCAACTACACCTTCACCGACACCAAGAGCAACGTGGACCTGATGCTTACCAACGGCATCGCCGACCTAAACAACGTGAGCACCCAGGCTGACGTCAAGTCGACCGTTTTAGGCTTACGCTACAAGATGCTGCGCATAGACCTTGAGCAACGGCTCAAGAAGGCGGCCGACAAGTTTAACAAAAAACAATAACACCATGGGCACCGCTTCCATCCGTCACATCGTCGAGGGCAACCTCGTCACCATGCTCCAGGCTGAGGTCGGCCTGACGGGCACCAACATCTACCCGGGCGACAGCACCGCCGACTCGGTGATGCCCAAGGTGGTCGTGGTCTGCGACTCTGCCGGCACCCCCGCTGGCCTACCTGATGGCCTAGGCAACTATGACTGCCAGGTCCGCTGCGTCCTGCACGACAACGCCAACGACGTGACCCTGACGGACCACCGGGCCAAGGCCGCCGCGATGGTCGGGGCACTGGCCGACGTGACCGCCATGGCCGCCCAGTTTACGAGCAACGGCGACGCGGCCCTGTATGACGTAACCGTTCAATCTGAGGATCAGGGCCTCGACGAGCAGACCGGGGCGTGGGCCACCGTCTTGCGCCTATCGGTGGTTTGCGTGCTGGCCCCTTGACCACGGGCCCAAGGTTAAGAACCTATGGCTGCTACACTAAAAGGCGTTACTGTTTTGTTCGGCGTGGCTACCCAGTCCGGCATCAGTAACTTTCTCGCCCAGTCCCTGACGGTCACCAAAAACTTCGAGCTCAACGACAAGGCCGCCGACGAGACGGGCGTGACCGTGACCCTCCGGTACGACGGCATTGGCCGCGAAATGACCATTGAAGGCATCGCCAAGACGGTTGACATGCCCGAGGTCGGCGCCTCTTGCACCATTGCCACCAAGACTGACGTGGGCGTGTCCCAGACCATCACCGGCGTGGTAGAGTCTGTTGAGGAAAAAGGCAGCAACAAGGACTTCGTGCGGGTGACGGTCAAGGTCAAGCAGCTTGACGCCATCGCCAGCTACGCGTAAAGAGTAGGGCCTTGGACGCCCGCTTCATTAACGCCTTCACCGATCCGGCCCAGATTAACATTCTGGGCTATGTCGTTTACCCTTTTTGCCTAAAGTACCGGGTACGGCTTCACGCCATTGGCTCGCCCTTTGTCCAACCAGGGGAGATGACCGCTGGCGCTATGCTGGCCGCCATTAAGACCTGCGCCGAGTCGCCGATTAACGACATCAACACCAAAGACCGGGCAATCCTGCAGCGCTGGAACAAGAACCCTGAGACCTTCATCAAGGCCATGGCCGACTTCCGCGTCTACATGCTAGAGGGCCACTGGCCAAAGTTCTGGGAAAAGACGGAGAGCCAGCGGGCAGCTGACGTTGGCATGCCCTGGGCGCTGAACATGGTGGCCAACCTGATCAGCAACGGCATCGACGAGCGCCGGGCGTGGGAGATGCCTGAATGTCAGGCGGTCTGGATGTCCACGGCCTTTGCCGGCCTGAAGGGGGTGGACGTCAACATCCTGACCACCGAGGAAGAGGAAGCCATGGCGGCCTTTACGACTTCCCAAGAGTGAAGAGACCATGAGCCAGGACGTCACCTACAACATCAAGGGAACCAGCGATGTCCCGCAGCAGACCGAGAAGGCCAAGAAGGCCATGTCTGAAATGGACAAGCAGACGGCGGCCATCGGCAAGAAGTTTAGCGAGGCCGGCAAAGACATTTTCCTATCCTTCCTTGCGCCCGTGGCCCTCATCCATACGGCCATCAGCTTCATCGGCGACGCCATCGCCAAGTCACGGCAACAGGTAAAAGATGCGGTAGACTTTGCAGCTAATGTTAAGCTGGAAGATTTAAACAAGTCCCCAGTTGATTTTGTAACGCGCTTTCTAGCTCAAAAACTCAAGGTAGACATTCGCAGCAAAGAAGCAGTTGAAAATGCAAAATCTTCTAGGGTAGATGTGACACGAGAGTTCCTTATGCAGGATCCTCGAGGCCAAGAATACTACCGCAAAAACGCTCCTGTCGACTTTGCAAGTGGCATGCAAGAAAGCCCTGCAATCTTAGCATTTGATAAAGACGTACAAGCTGCAGTTTTCAAAATGGCTGAAGAGGATGCAAAGAAGGCTTTGGCTGCTGAGCAGAAAGCCCAAGACGAAAAGAACAAGAAGGAGCCTTCCCTTTTTGCCGGCGACAACTCCACCTTCGGCGTCGGCCTGTCCCCGCAGATGAACCTACTCAACCAGCAGGTCGAGCTGCAGAAGCAGGCCAACGAGTACCTGGCCATCATCGCCAACGCATCCGGCACCACTAGCGACTTCACCAAGGACACCAGCAACGGCAACGCCTCCAAAAACGTCTACTACGATACCACCAACGTCTCATAACTATGGCACGCATCGATAAAGGCAATGACCTCTCAAGCCCGGTCCTCCAAGCAGGCTGGACCGTAGGCCAAGACGGCTATGGCCTATGGACTGGCAAGTGCACATTCAAGCTGGACCGTGACTACGCCGTGGCCATCACTGAGTTTGAGCGCGGCGTGGCTCACCCGGTGGCGCCATTCGATACCTTCATGTGGTCTAACCGCGTCTCGGCGTCGTACGATCGCAACGGCATCGCCACGCTGTCCATCGACTACGTCGGCATCAATACAGGTACGGCCCCCGAGGAAGGCGACCCCACCGTCACCGACCCCAACGTCTCCGGCGCCGTGGCCACTAGCAGCGAGCCCATCGAGACGCACCGCAACTTTTTCACCAACACTGACAGCATCGACCCCATTGCTGGCTATGGCACCGGCACGGTCACGGCTCCCATCTATCCTCAATCGACATTTAAGGCAGACCCCAATAGCCCGACGCTCTACGCGGGTGAGAACGGCGCACACTTTACCCAAGTAACGGGTGGCAAGTTCGTCGGCTTCCTCGACCCTGAGTTCCCTTACTACTACGGCCGCAAGTCATACCTCTCGCCCACCACTGGCTTTTCTGGCGTCATCTATGTAAAGGGCGGCGACGCCAACCCAGAAGGTGATACGCTAGTGCAGACCATGCGGTCAGCGGTCGGCTTCTCGTCTAACGACCAGACCTTCCAAGGTTTCCTGCCCGTCCTAGTTCCCAACTACATGGGCACAAGTTACGACGGCGAGGCCGGTGCGCAGCTGCTCCTGGCTTCCGTCAACTTCGAGGACTACGGCCTGAACGTCTACAAAATCAGCTACACCTTGCGCTACTCGGTCGAGGGCTGGGTGCCGGAAGTTTACCCCCTCTTCGGGTCCTGATCATGCAACCCGGCAACGGCTACAGCCTGAGCGCGGGCCAGAACGGCACCTCCTTCACGGTCGACTTCCCAGACCAGCAGTCTGATCCTGACCAGTTCAAGGTTAACTGCAGTAAGGTTTCCCCGGGCGTCTGGGGCGTCTCGGTGCGCAAGGGGTTCGTGCGCTACTTCTCTTACTTTGCAACCTCGCCTTATGCGGCTTCTCCTATTCAGGCCGAGGTCCAAAAGGTTTGGGCATACCCAGATGACGCTAAGGTCGACGGCCCTTTCGCAGATGAGGCCGCCACGCCTTGGGTCGACAAGGGCGGGTACGTCGAGATTGACGAAGAGAAGCACTACGGCGTCTTCATTGTGATGTGCGCTGACGATGAGGACCCTCCCGTCCCTTACCTGGCCATCGTCGAGATTGCGTCTGAGGCTGACACCTACACCGACCCGTTCCCGGGTGGCTTCAACATGTACGTGTATTACAAGCTGGTGACGTACCAAAATGAACCTATCGTGGTTTTAACTCCGGCCGGCAGTGAGTCCATCACTATCATTAACGCTCCTTCCGTTTATGCGTACAACTACAACTGCCAGAAGTGGAAGATTGCGGACCTGACCTGGGAGGACGGAGTCTTCAAGGTAGACCAGCAGCACCTCGGTCCGCTGGCCCTCCCCAACGCCTGCGTGATGAACACCCCCGCTTTGGATAGTACAGGCTACACCCCGCCATGGATTGCGGACCCCTACTACGAGGCCGAAAAAGACCTCTGGTTTGGTGCCTGGTCTGGGTACACCAAGAACACGGCCGACGCGACGGTCACGCTTTAACCCCCCGCCAAGGTTAAGATGAGCAACACGGTCACCTTCAAGCGCGGCACGACCTACTCGGGCACGGTCACCTACACCCCCGCAGCGGGCGGTCCGGCCAACCTGCTGACCACCACGGTCACTTCGGACATCATCGACTCGGCTGGGGCGTCGTACAGCTGCACTATCACCATGGCCGGCAACGGGCTCTCCTTTGTGGCTAGCCTACCCGCTACGACCACGGCCGACTTTTCCCTCGGGACGGCCCGGTCCGACATCAAGTTTGTCTACGGCGGCACCACCTTCTTTTCAGACACCTTCCGCCTCACCGTCGTCGACCAGGTCACCGCCTAAGACCACATGAGCAGCATCACGGTCACCTCTGAGGTTTTGGGCACCTTGACCGTCTCGGTCGAGGGTACGGACAGCACGCTGGCCCTCTCGGTTTTGGCCACGGCGCCGGCCAGCCTGTCCATCGAGCTCGGCACCCCTGGCGCTCAAGGTCCGGCGGCGACCATCGCGGCGGGCACGACGACGACCCTTTCCCCTAACTCATCGGCCACGGTCACCAACGCGGGCACGTCCTCCGCAGCGGTCTTCAACTTTGGCATCCCGCAAGGCGCGACTGGTGCCACTGGTGCCACGGGTAGCACGGGCACGGCGGCGACCGCTACGGCTGGCACGACGACGACGGGGGCTCCCGGATCGTCGGCCTCGGTCACTAACGCGGGCACGACATCGGCGGCAGTCTTCGATTTCACTATCCCCCGCGGGGACGTCGGGAGCACCGGGGCCACGGGCGCTGGCGTCGCAACTGGCGGCACTACGGGCCAGTTCCTGAGCAAAGTAAGCGGCACCAACTACGACACGACCTGGTCCACCATCGTGCCCGGAGACCGCTACCTGACGACCTCGACCACGTCGTTGGCAATCGACAATAATAACAAGTCACTGACCGTGGGCACTGGCTTGTCTTATTCGCCTACCCAAGACCTAACCATCTCTAGGACGTCTGACCCGACCAACTACCACATGCACGGCTCGGTCACGAGCTACAACTCGAGCACTGGCGCGCTAGTCGTTGACGTAAAGAACCACACGGGCACCGGAACCTTTTCAGCTTGGACCGTTAACGTGGGTGGCGTTACCCCTGTCACCTCGACAACCTGGGGCGCCATTACTGGCACGCTATCGGCGCAGACCGATCTGCAGACCGCCCTTGACGCTAAACTAACCGACGCTCCTTCCGACGGCTCCTACTACATGCGCAAGGACGCAGCCTGGGACGCCGTAACCATTTACTGATAAACCTATGCCCCTCTCTCTTTATTCCAAAGACTCCATGGACGCCCTGCTGGCCGACAAGCTCGACCTGGCTGGCGGCACTATGACCGGCGGCCTGACGCTCTCGGCCACGGGTATCATCTTCTCCGACTCGACGACCATGACTACCGCCCCGGCTGGCGGAGCTCTCGCGGCTGACCAGTTGACCGATGGCGTGGTGGCCGTCAACCCGACCGCTGGACCGACGACTGCGGGCGACGTGCTACAGTACGACGGCGCCGTCCTGATCTGGACGCCCGGCGCCGGTGGCTCTTTCCTTCCCTTGGCTGGCGGGGCTATGGACGCCGACGCCGAGGTCACGCTCTCGGACACCTCCAACCACGACAGCGAGCTGGCTGGCTGGGGCCTTGGTGTGCAACTGACCAACGACCACGCGCAAGGCACCACGGTCGAATACAACGGCCTCGACGTTTACGACTCGTCGGGCCACATGCATGTCAATCCGACCGGGCTGACTTTCCCCGACGCAACGACGCAGACCACGGCTGGCTACCCGAACACCAACCCCGACGGCTTCCAGACCTCGACCGACGTCTCGACCTATGTGACGGGGCTTGGTTATCTGACCGATGCCCCTAGTGACGGATTTTCTTACAACCGAAAAAATGGTGCGTGGGATGTGGCTGGTTCTGGTGGGTCGGTCGCCTGGGGTGCTATCACCGGGACGGTGACTGACCAGACCGATCTTGTGACCTATGTTACCGGCCTAGGCTACCAGACCGCCGGCGACGTCTCGACCTACGTCGGCGCCAACGCCTACCCGCTTTCCGGCAACCCCTCCGGCTTCCTGACCAGCGTCCCCGGCAAGACGGTCAACACCCCGACTTCCTATCCTTAC